GGGGTCTCCGCACTTAGTGTGGTGTTATCATCCATGCTACCGTACAACGATCGAGCAGGTTGCATACATGGGTATTGCAAGTGCACATCTGGGTGAAGATCCCATACGTTCGTTTCTGAACGTGCAAGGTCCACCTGTGCGATCCATGCATGTGGGTCCACTTACTGGTACGCAGGTATACGAACATAAGTATACCTCAGTGTCAGGAGAAATGTATTCTTACAAGAATTACATGCCTCCTGGTGCGCTTCCAGACAGTGGCGGCCCGTGGTCTCAGCGAAAAATAGAGGACTTTCGTTCTATATTTTCCGCCAGTGTTATGACCACCGGTCAGCGCGTAGTGTCAGGCAGATTTTGCCTAGAGAATCCCGCTTTTTCATACAAGCGGCCGGGTTTTTCACCTGATTCTACTTCTACACTATGGGCTAAGGGAGCGACTGCGATAGCTCGCTCACTTCCGAATAACCCAGCCTTCGATTTCGCAACAGCCTTTGGCGAATTGCGATCTGATGGCCTTCCTTCTATGCTCGGGCACGAAATCTGGCGTGAAAAGACTATCACGGCCCGTGGTTTAGGGTCGGAATATCTTAACGCTGATTTCGGTTGGGCTCCTCTAATGAGAGACATTCAGGGTTTTGCCCAAACTGTCTCCAATGCTGGTAAAATCCTGGATAGCTACCAGGCCCAGCAGCGACGCAACATGCGCGTTCATTATGAGTTCGACGAGGAGACGCAGACTGATGTTGGCACCGGAAACATAGGTGTTCAACCAAATCATCTCTCTGTCTTCCTTGCTCCAGGGTCAGCCAGGTACGTGTCTACTAAGCGTACTTGGTTCGAGGGCTGTTTTTGGTATCATATCCCTGTTGGGAATAGTACCAAAGCCCGTTTGTCACGTTACGTCTCGCTAGCGAATAAGCTGCTAGGCGTTACTCCAACACCGGAAACGGTATGGAACGTGAGTCCCTGGTCGTGGGCTGCCGACTGGTTCGCCAACAGTGGAGACATTCTTGCGAATGTATCTCTGCTGGGTCGCGACAGCCTGGCGATGCGTTATGGTTATCTCATGCAGGAGTGTAAATCTGTAGAGACAATCATGGCGACTGTGCAAGCCTCTAATGGGCTTCGCATACCAGCCAATAGGGTTGTGGCGTCAGTTAATCGACGTCGCATCCCCGCTTCGCCGTACGGTTTTGGTGTATCTTACGACGGGTTATCCCCGCGTCAGATGGCCACCACGATAGCATTAGGCCTTTCAAGGACTTGATGTTGTCAATATCAGCCCGCCGGGTTGATAGCCCGGTTACACCCAAGTTGTGGGATTAACTACCCCACATCCACTCTGAAAGAGAGCTCTCCAATGGCATTTGCCGACCCCCAGTCTGTGACCCTCGCGACTGTTGCACAGTCGCTTCCGCGTACTTCGAGTGAGCCCAATAAGGGCACTTACACGAAGGATGACGGAAACCTGAAGCTCACGGTTTCGCACGCCTATGGCAAGCGAACACGTCGAGTTCTACGGCTGGATCACGCCAAGGTTGCAGCAGATCCTCTGCTGGCATCAACTAACGTTCGCCTCACGGCGAGCGTCTACTTGGTGGTCGATACCCCTCCGGGGTACGGCTACTCCGTAGCTGATGCGAAGTCGATTGTGGACGCCCTTACGGGCTACCTTACGGCTTCCTCTGGCGCTAGGGCCACCCAATTTCTGGGCGGCGAGAACTGAGTTAATCTTTCGCTCAGTCCTAGCAGACACGTGGATTCTGCATCCCCGGGGATCAATATTCCCGGGGACGCACCACGTATGGGATATTTGGAGCTTGGATGCCCTACCCCTTTAAGGGGGGACATGAAAAGCCTGAATACTCTCTGGATGAAGCTCGCTGAAGAACTAGCGAGCGTGTGCCACACTAGTGCTACTCAGGATTGCAAAACATTCCTGAGGCGTGTCGAATGTGAGGGTGATAGTTTCTTCACTATCACCTTACCCGCTTTTGCGAAAGACTTCGAGAGAAGTCTGGAGCGCGGGCGCGTTGACTCCGGCGACTTTGCTGGTTTTAAGCGCAGTCGAGGTCCCCTCCCAAGCTTTCTGGGAGGTTTCCTTCGTCAGATATTCGACACTGAGGGACTACTGCTTGACGCAGTTTCGATAGATTGCATCTTCGCTATCCGCCAGCTTTGCTGTGTGTTTGGCAAGATTCAAAGGCCTGCTTCTGAGAAGCGGACCCGCGACACTATCAAAAACTACGTCGAGATTGATCGAATGGTTCAATCACACGCCAGTGTTATATCTTCTGAAGCTCGTGTTGAGTTTCGGAGGATGGCGCAGATTCTCTTCGCTGATGTCTTTTCCAAGATGGATGAAACTGTCTATTACGGAAACATCAACGGAAAGCATGGACCAGGCGCGACTGCCGATAGACTTTTCGGTAACGAAAAGTGGAACCTATCGGAATGGACGTCACGTCTGGAGAAGGCCGGGATCCATTATTTGGATCACGTTCTTCCTAGCTGGAGTTACTACGACCAGCTTGACCATGTTACCATTCGTGAGCCTGAGGACGAACGACCCGTGAGGGTTGTAACTGTCCCCAAGACACTCAAGACGCCGCGGATTATCGCAATCGAGCCAACTGCTATGCAGTTCGTACAACAGGCTCTTTTGCGACCACTCGTAGAGTTGCTCGAGAAAGACCCTTTGGTTGGCGCTTTCAGCACCATCCAAGGACTTTCCAGCAGCATGATCGGTTTCACGGATCAGGAGCCAAATCGGCGCCTGGCCATGGAAGGTAGTAAGGTCAACAACCTCGCTACCCTTGACCTCTCTGAGGCAAGCGATCGCGTCTCGACATGGCATGTAGAAGATCTCCTGTCAAAGTGGCCTCATTTTCTCGAGGCCGTGATGGCGTGTAGATCGACGAAGGCCATGGTGCCTGGTCACGGAGAAATTCCGTTGGCCAAGTTCGCGTCTATGGGCTCTGCACTCTGCTTTCCCTTCGAAGCTATGACGTTTTTAACATGCGTCATGTTGGGATTGCAAGATGTACAGGGTAGTACTCTCACACGCAAGGATATCTTATCCTTGCGTGCGCACGTTCGAGTCTACGGGGATGATATTATTGTCCCAGCAGACTCAGTCGTTCATGTGATCAGTCGTCTTGAAGCCTTCGGGTTCAAGGTGAACAACGGCAAATCTTTCTGGAATGGCAAATTCCGAGAGAGTTGCGGAGGTGACTATTACGATGGTGAGTGGGTTACACCCATACGTCTTCGTCAAGAACTCCCCTCATCACATGAGGACGCTCAAGAGGTGATTTCCTTAGTCTCCTTCAGGAACCAGCTATACACTGCTGGACTGTGGAAGACGACGGCGGATCTAGACAATATGCTTCGAAAGATTCTGAGGCATTTCCCCATTGTCGAAATCACGTCACCCTTGCTTGGTCGAACATCCGTCTTGCCTTACAAGGCAGAAAAGATGAGTCGAGACACGCACAGCCCCAGAGTTAGGGGTTGGGCTGTACGTACCATTACACCTCCATCACCATTGGATGGTATTGGTGCGCTTCGCAAGGTCTTGGACCCCCTCAAGGGTAAACCCTTTGAGGACTCGAGACATCTTGAACGTCTAGGACGTCCTGATGCCGTCGGCACGAAGCTCAGGTGGATGGCCCCCTTCTAAAGAGGGGGGCTGATAGAGGGC